GAGACAGAAGTTCGTAACCGTGTCTTTGCAATCATGGGAGAGGGTCTATGGTCCCACAGAAAGCTTTCTAACGGAGAGATTGAGATTGAAGACTTAAAGCGTTGGCACTCCAAGGCGCTAGAAGGCAAGCCAGAGTTCCACATTATCTCTAATGATACTGGTGGAGAAATTACACCATCTGTTCTGCGTGGAAAGATTGACCAGTATAAGCCAGACTTTGTTATTGTAGACTACCTACAGCTTATGTCCCCAAATCAAAAGTCGGACAACGAGACGGTACGTATGAAGAATCTTTCACGTGAGCTAAAACTTATGGCTATTGGAGAAGAAGTTCCAATTATTGCAATCTCTTCAGCTACACCAGATGACGTAACAAAGCTAGACACTGTTCCTACCTTGGGTCAGACTGCATGGTCACGTCAGATCGCTTACGATGCTGACTGGGTGCTAGCCCTGGGTCGTGGAGCCAACTCTGATATAATTGAGTGTGTATTTAGAAAGAACCGAAACGGATTTATGGGAGACTTCCTAGTTCAGGTAGACTTCGATAAAGGTTGGTACCGTTACAAGGACTTCGAAGATAAGTAGTTATAATTATGTATGGACAGCATACACCACAAGCCTATCAAAAGGTTTCATCTGGATGGAAACATTCATGATGACTCTGCAATTGCAAGACTCAGATTTGAGTATCAGCAACTGCTAGTGACTGAGATGAGGTTGAGCGGTTATGTACCAAGGGTTGACATAAATGAAGATTTTACGCTAAACTATAATCAACAGAAACAATATTTTGAATTTGAATTAAGTATTTACGGAGTATACGTAGGGAAGAAAAAGAGCGAATGGATAACGGGAATAGACGAAACAAGGGCAATCTATATAGCCCAGAACAGATCAAAAGAGTCCTTGCGGGAGCAGGCTTAGACATTCAGTCTGAGGTTGACTCTGATTATATTATCTTCTGTCCTTTCCACGGCAACAGCAGAACTCCTGCAGGAGAGGTAGACAAGAGAAGCGGTGTCTTCTTTTGCTTTTCCTGCCAACACGTAACAGATCTAATTGAGCTAGTCATGCACACCTCTGGTAGAACATACTTTGAGTCTGCTAGGTTCATCAGAAGTAAGGAGCAGGAGTCATCCATCCTGGATGCAGTATCCAAGAACCTGGTCGAGAAACCCATGTACACTCAGTATGACCAAGTTATCATTAAGCGACTTAATCAGCAAGCCTTAGAGTCACCAAGAGCCATGAGATATTACTCTGGTAGGGCAATCACAGAAGACTCAATAAAGAAGTTTTCCCTAGGCTATTCCGAAAAACAGGACATGGTTACGATTCCTGTACACACTCCAGACGGGATGGAAATTGGCTTTGTTGGTCGATCCGTAGAGGGCAAAGAATTCAAGAACACCCCAGGAATGCCAAAAAGCAAGGTACTATTTAATCTACACAGGGTAAAGTCATCAAACAAAGTTTATGTGGTTGAGTCATCCTTTGACGCAATCAGGCTAGACCAATGCGGTTTCGCAGCAGTAGCCACGCTAGGAGCAAACGTCTCCTCATTCCAAACAGACCTACTACAAAAATACTTCAATAGCGTAATCGTTATTGCAGACAATGATGAAGCAGGCGGTAACATGAAGTCCAAGATCTTAGAACGACTTGGGCCAATTGCTACTGTTATTAAGCTAGACAAAAAATATAAAGACATTGGCGACATGGACGACGATGCGATAAAGTCTTTGGACGAATCGTTTGACAAGTCCATAGCTGCCATGCTAAACTAAGAAACCAAAATAATAGGAGAAATAATGAGCGTAGTAAAAGGGCTAAAGAATATCAACGCACTACTTGATAAGCCAAAATATGATGAAAGCAAGGCCAAGGTTCGTTGGCTAAAGCTGGCTGATGGCCAGTCCGTAAAGGTCCGCTTTATTGAGGAGCTAGACGAGGATAGCCCAAGCTATTCAGAAGAGCGTGGCTTGGCACTAGTTGTCAAGGAGCACACTAACCCAAAGGACTACAAGCGTAAGGCTGTAGACACTATGGACGACGAAGGTCGTGACTGGGCAGAAGAGATGCACCGCAAGGATCCAAAGGCAGGGTGGCGAGCACGTATGCGATTCTATTGCAACGTACTAGTTGACGATGGTCTAGAAGACCCTTATGTAGCAATCTGGTCCATGGGAGTTTCCAAGCAGTCAGCATTCAACAACATTCGTGAGTATGCAATTGACACTGGAAGCATTTCAAACCTTACCTGGAAGGTCAAGCGTAACGGTCAGGGAACTGAGACCAGCTATACTTTGTTGCCAACAGCCGTTGACAAGGAGCCTTTTGACTGGAAGGACGTTAAGCCTTTCCCACTAGAGTCTGCACTGAATAAGATTCCTTATGCAGAGCAGGAAGCATTCTACCTTGGTTTTGACGGACCAAGCGTTGGATCTGCCTCTAACATGGATTGGTAATAAACACTAAATGAGTTACGTTGGTCTACATGTCCACACCCATTACAGTCTATTCGATGGAATTGCTACGCCTCTAGAGTACGTTGAACGTGCGAAAGAGCTGGGCATGACTTCGCTTGCCATCACAGACCACGGTTCGTTGTCTGGGCACAGGGAGTTCTATCGTGCTGCAAAGGAGCAGGGCATTAGACCAATCCTAGGCATAGAAGGATACATTACTGCAGACAGGTTCGATCAGAGAGACAAGCAAGACCGTGAGGGACTGCTAGATCTTATCTACAATCACATTATCGTTCTTGCCAAGGATCAGGCAGGCCTTGAGAATCTAAATAAGCTCAACGAGATTGGGTGGACTGAGGGGTTCTACAAGAAGCCACGCATCGACTACGAGGTGCTAGAGAAGTACTCAGAGGGACTTATAGTTCTTTCTGGGTGCCTCTCTGGTGCCCTAGCCAAGGCTATTGAGGCAGAAGAGTTTGCGGAAGCAAAGAGAATTATTGAGTGGCACAAGCGTGTATTCAAAGATGATTACTACATTGAAGTAATGCCACATAACCCTGCAGAAGTTAACAAGCAGTTGCTTGCACTTGCAGATGAGTTTAACGTAAAGGCAGTTGTTACTCCAGACTGCCACCACGCACACACTGGGCAGAAAGAAATCCAGGAACTTAAGCTAGTACTAAACACATACTCAAATAAGGTGCAGAAAGATTCTACCTACGAGAAGTCAACTAAGTTTGACAATCTTGTAGACAGGCTGCAGTATCTTTACGGAGATCGTGACATTAGCTTCAGCGAGTACGATATTCATTTGTTGTCGGATGATGAAATGCACCAAGCCATGAAGGCGCAGGGCATTGACCGTGAAGATATGTATGAGCATTCACGAGAGATTGCTGATAAGGTTCAGGAATATGACATCAAGGACTATCTTGACCTACTGCCAGTGCAGTATCAGAATCCCAACAAAGAGCTTAGAGACCTTGCGGTAGCAGGTCTTCAGAAGCGTGGTGTACACACAGACGAGTATCTAGCTAGGCTAGATGAAGAGCTAAAGATTATTGAGGATAAAAACTTCGGACCTTACTTCCTAGTTGTTCGTAATATGATTTCTTGGGCCAAGAAGGAAGGCATTATGGTTGGTCCAGGTCGTGGATCTTCTGCAGGCTCGCTTCTATGCTACGCACTTGAGATTACAGACATTGACCCTATCCCACACGGACTACTGTTCTTCCGCTTCATTAACCCTGAGCGTAATGACTTTCCAGATATCGATACAGACATCCAGGATTCACGTCGTGAAGAAGTAAAAGACTATCTTGTAAGGCAGTATCGTCACGTAGCTTCTATCGCAACCTTCCTAGAGTTTAAGGATAAGGGTGTCGTACGAGATATCGCTCGTGTTCTGCACATACCACTAACAGACGTAAACAAGGTGCTTAAGGTAATTGACACTTGGGATGACTACTGTGGTTCTAAGCAGGCAGCCTGGTTCCGTGAAAAGTACCCAGAGATTGAGCGCTACGGAGATCAGCTTCGTGGAAGAATTCGTGGTACTGGAATCCACGCAGCAGGTGTAGTAACATCTAAGTCACCTATCTTTAAGTTTGCACCTATGGAAACACGTCAGTCTCCAGGCAGTGGTGACAGAATTCCTGTGGTAGCTGTAGACATGCAAGAAGCAGAGCGTATTGGTCTAATTAAGATCGATGCACTAGGACTAAAAACATTGTCAGTTTTAAGAGACACTCTTGATATCATCAAGGATAGGTCTGGTAGAGAAATTAACTTGCTAGAGATAGACATGGAAGATGCGAGTGTATACGACATGCTATCTTCTGGACACACTAAGGGTGTGTTCCAGTGTGAAGCTACACCATATACAAACTTGCTAGTCAAGATGGGTGTCAAGAACTTTGCAGAGCTTGCTGCCTCTAACGCTTTGGTTCGCCCAGGTGCAATGAATACTATTGGTAAGGACTACATCCTTCGTAAGCATGGTAAGCAGAACCTAGACTACAGACACTTGAAGATGAAGGCATTTACTCAAGAGACCTACGGATGCATCTTGTATCAGGAGCAGGTAATGCAAGCCTGTACAGAGCTTGGTGGCATGTCTATGGCAGAAGCGGATAAGGTCCGTAAGATTATTGGTAAGAAGAAAGACGCCAAAGAGTTTGACCAGTTTAGAGATAAGTTTGTAAAGGGAGCATCCGAATACCTATCTCCAAACGTCGCACAAGAGCTCTGGACGGACTTTGAGGCACATGCTGGGTATTCTTTTAACAAGTCTCACGCCGTGGCTTACAGCACCCTCTCGTACTGGACAGCCTGGCTAAAGAAGTATTACCCAATTGAGTTTATGTATTCTATTCTTAAGAATGAAAAGGATAAAGATGCTCGCACAGAGTACCTGATCGAAGCTAAGAGAATGAATATTCCAGTTAGATTGCCACATATCAATGACTCAGACATGGACTTCAAGATTGAAGGCAAGGGCATCCGCTTTGGTCTGTCGTCTATTAAATTTATTAGTGATAACATTGCGACTAAGTATATTGCTCAACGTCCATTCAAGTCATACAAAGAGCTAGAAGAGTTCTCAACTGGCAAGGGTAACGGAGTAAACACTCGTGCACTTCAAGCTTTAAGGCTAATTGGTGCAGCCACCTTTGACGATAATCCTAGGAATGATGAAGAAGTAAGGCAGAACCTATATGAGTACCTTAACCTTCCTGAGTTCAACATTAATATTCCTTCTCACTACTACGCCTTTATTAATGATGTAGAAGAGTTTGAAGAAAAGGGTTCATTCATTCTAATGGGAATGGTCAAGAGTATTAAGCGTGGCACTGGTTGGTCACGTGTTGAGATCCTAGACAAGACAGGAAGCGTGGGTATCTTTGATGAAGAGCAGACTGCAATTGAGCCAGGTCGTACGTATCTTCTACTGGCTAGTGATAACCGTATTGTTACTGCTATCCCCGCCGATGAGATAAAGGGTAATGATGCAGCGCTTGTAAAGTTCTTAAACTACAAGCAGCTGCCATACAAGGAAGAAGAGATGTATGTTGTTGCGTTTAGGCCAAGGGTAACCAAGGCTGGCAAGAAGATGGCATCACTAACTTTGGCAGATGCAACAAGAGAGTTGCATCCTGTAACGGTATTCCCAACAGCATTCCCTAAGGCTTATATGAAGATTAAAGAAGGGCATGCGTACAAATTTGAGTTTGGTAAAACAAAAGATGGAACTATTATATTGGAGGATGTAAATGACAACGATTGAAGAAGCAATGGCACAGCTTGATCCCAAGATCAGGAAAAAGATTAGCAGTGGTGAAGGTATCTTTACTGAGCTTCAGCCCACACCAAGTGCGGGTCTAAACAGAGCACTAGGCGGAGGCTTCCCCTATGGCCGTCAGGTATTGCTTTGGGGTAGCAAGTCTAGTGCAAAGTCATCTTTGTGCCTACAGACAATTGCTCTGGCACAGAAGCAGGGCAAGCTATGTGCTTGGGTAGACGCTGAGATGTCATATGACGAAGAGTGGGCCAAGAAGCTAGGCGTTGACACTAGTCAGCTAATTTACTCAGAAGCCAGAAGCATCAATGACATGGTTGACGTTGGTGTTGCACTTCTCCAAGCAGGGGTAGACCTAATTGTCATTGACAGTATTAGTTCACTTCTACCAGCGGTGTATTTTGAGAAAGACTCTGATGAGCTAAAGTCTCTAGATCAGACCAAGCAGATTGGTGCAGAGTCAAAAGACCTGAAGCATGCATGGCTAATGCTTAACTATGCTAACAACAGAGAAAAGCCAGCACTGATCATTGCTATCTCTCAAGCACGTAACAATATCCAGGCTACCTATACTCAGGCAGCGCCTACTGGAGGCTTGACAACACAGTTCATGTCCTCTACAATAGTTAAATTGTTCTCCTCAAGTTCTGACTCTCAGGCCATCAAGGCTAAGATCAAATCTGGAGACAAGCTAATTGAGCAGAAGGTTGGTCGCAAAGTGCGATGGGAAGTTCTTAATTCTAAGACTTCCGCACCTGGAGACAGCGCAGAGTATGACTTTTACTACAGAGGAGACCAAATAGGTGTTGATGTAGTGGCAGACCTAGTAGACACAGCAGAGATGCTTGGTTTTGTAAACAGGACTGGTGCATGGTATCAGCTTGAAGATGGGACAAAGCTACAGGGAAGAGATGCCTTTATCGTCAAGGTAAAGGAAGATGCAGAGCTTTACAAGTCACTGGTAGAAAAGGTAAACAATGTCTAAGTACTCCGTTGTTACTGGAAAGTTTCCATGCCACACCTGCAAGGTTGTGGTTGTAAGCCTCAGGCACTATACCGAAACAGGTGAGCTAACTTGGGTATGCCCAGACAAGCATTTAAGTAGTGTAAACCTAAGAGCTACCAAGAAAACTAAGAAGGATTATGAGTGAGCGTGGTGAGATCAAACGTCTTGGTGCCAAGGGCATAAAGAATAGTGGTCGTGGTACAACTAAGGGCGATGCAATCTTTGAGAGCTTTACCGTCGACTTTAAGGAGTACCCTAAAGGATTTACCGTAAACCAGGACAACTGGGCAAAGGCTGTAACAGATGCCATGAAGAATAAGAATGACCCAGCTATCGTCGTGGTACTGGGAGAAGAATCTCGCAAAACAAGATTAGCAATAATTGAACTAAGTTTACTAGAACAACTAATAGAAGGAAACAAACAATGAAAATACTACTACTCGATATCGAAACAACTCCAATGCAGGTTTATGCATGGGGGCTATGGGACCAGAACATCAGCATTGACCAGATCATCAAGAGCACTGAAATGCTTTGCTTTGGTGCTCGCTGGCTAGGAGAAAAGAAAGTTATCTTTAAATCCGTGCACCACGATGGAAAGAAAGAAATGCTAGAAGAGCTTCACAAGTTAATGAATGAGGCTGACCTACTTGTGGGTTGGAATTCAGCAGCATTTGACCACAAGCACATTAACCGTGAGTTCCTAGAGAATGGTATGGTTCCTCCAGCACCAGTAAAGGACCTAGACCTAATGAGCATTACAAAGGCAAACTTCCTATTTCCATCTAACAAGCTAGACTACGTAGCACAGAAGCTTGGTGTTGGCGCTAAGGTAAAGCACTCTGGATTTAGTCTTTGGATTAAGTGCATGGATGGCGACGAGAAGGCCTGGGCTGAAATGAAGAAGTATCAGATTCAGGATGTAAATCTTTTGGTAGAGCTTTACGACAAGCTGCTCCCTTGGTTTGTTGTAGGAGGCAGAGCAACCTCTAAAGAAAAGCAGGCTATCTCCACTACCACAGAACCTGACTCCGTGGTATAATTGACTACGATGGAAACAGAAAACAAAAATACAATCGATATGATCAACGGTCTTGCAGAGATTGCAGACTACATGCAGGACGAAGAACTGACTCAGGCACTTGTCTTTATTTCAAAGGTAATTATTAAGCCAGACATTCCACTGCAGGTAGCAACTCTAGAGGTCGTTAGGTTGCAAGCTATTGCTGCTAAGATGGCATTCCGTGCAACCTGGTTGACTAACGTAGATAAGGGAGATAGGGCGAAGAAGAATATTTATTATACAGCTGCAGAATCAATTAACAATCTGGTAGCTGTACTTAAATACATTATTCGCTAGTGTCATTATGGCTAAAAACTTTTTGCAACAGGTAATGATAAAGAACGTAAGCAACAAAGCGTCTTTCTTAAACACCCAGGAACTAATTGATAAAATTCAGCATGGCTACATTGCTAAGCGTGGAGATAAGTTCCAGGTAAAGAAGACCTTTGCTCCGTCTACTATTGCCTACTCACATGGAGAGTGCCCTCGCTATTGGTACTTGGCGTTTGAGGGTGCAAACTTTACAGACAATGCAGATGCATATGGCGGTGCTAATATGACTGCTGGAACTAAGTCACACGAAAGAATCCAGCAAGCTATGGCAGACGAGGGCATTCTAATTGACTCTGAGTTTAAGGTAACATACAACGACCCTCCAATCTTTGGCTTCGGAGATGTTATACTAGACTGGGCAGGAAAAGAGCTCTTGGGTGAAATCAAAACGATGCCATCTGAGGGTTTTGAATATAGGAAGGCAAGCGGAAAAGCAAAGCTTGGTCACCTAGTTCAGCTGCTGATTTATATGAAGATCTTAAACAAGACAGAAGCAGTCTTGATTTATGAGAACAAAAACAATCATGATCTTCTGGTTATACCAGTAGAGATTAATGATTACTATGTTAGGTGGGTAAACCAGACATTTGAGTGGATGAGGACAGTTCGTAAGGCTTGGGAAGATAAAAAGCTCCCAACAAAGAACTATCGATCTAATTCAAAGATTTGCAAGACGTGTCCTATTAGGGCAACTTGTGACTCAGCTGGCGAGGGACTAATTAAAATTAAGTCCCTGGAGCCACTTGATGAAGAACAAGCATTGTGATTGGTGCGATAGCCAATTCCAAACAAAAGTATCCTATCAGATCTATTGCTCTGCTACCTGTAGGGAGCAGGCAACTAAAGAAAAGATAGCTCAGAGGTATGCTCAAACTCGCAGAAGCAAGAGACTTTCTAAGGTCCGTAACTGTAAGTCATGCAGCATACCTCTATCTGCTTATAATGACGAAGAGCTTTGCGGAGAGTGTCTTGTCAATCCTGTAGAGGTAAAGAAAGCCCTAAAGGATCTAAAAGGATTTATCAATGGTAAATCTGAGTAACTTTATAAACAAGCCAAATAGAATTGTTTCTATTGATGCAAGCACTAACAATATTGCCTACGCAATCTTTGATGGAAACGATTTAGTTAGTTCTGGCAAGGCAGTGTTTACTGGTACAAATATTTATAAAAAAATAGCAAGCGCAGTAGAGATAGTTCACTCAGTTGTTAGAGAGATGAATGTAGATGCTTTGGTAATTGAAAGAGCTATATTTATAAACAGCCCAAAAACAATGTCTGAGCTGTCTATGGTACAGGGTGCAATCCTAGCTGGATCTGCTCTTGCAGGGGTAAAGATTTTTAAAGGAACTAACCCAGTAGCTTGGCAAAGCTTTATTGGCAACAAGGTATTGACAAAAGCAGAGAAGCTAGATATCATGGAAACTCATCCTGGTAAATCAAAGAGCTACTATAAGTCCTTGGATAGAGATATCAGAAAGCAAAGAACAATAAACTTTATTAATATAAACTATAATCTAAATGTTTCAGATAATGATATTGCAGATGCTATTGGCATTGGGCACTATGCATTAAGGAACTGGGAAAAGTTGGGGGATTGACAATCATGGCACCATCTGCTAAACTATATACAAATGAACTCTGGCTAAAGAAAAGATATCATTTTGACAAGAGAACACCTGAGCAGATTGCAAAAGAGTGTGGCACAAGCGTAGAAACAATTTACGTTTATCTTGCTAAGTTCGGATTAAGAAGGTCTAGGCGATGAGATACTTAAAGCACTTTATCAAAGTAGCTGGCTGGCAAATCAAGAGAAACTTCTGTAAGCATCTAGACATAAGTTCTGCATCTTGTCCGTTTACTGGAATGACGTACACTACCTGCGAAAAGTGTGGTAAGAGAATTAACGTTAAATTAACTAATATCACAGAGGAGAAGTAATATGGCTCGTAAGCATAAGCACGTAACCCCAGAAATTGCCAAGAAGTTTTCTAGAGAGTCATCAGTTATGGTAGACGGTTTTGAGATCCAGGCTGGAGACTATTTTAAAATTCGTGGAGAGCACGGAGGCAAGTTTAAGTTTCACGCTTTTGTTACCAACCTAGATACTGGAGCTCAGTGGGTCGATTGCTTTGAGGTAATGTCTGGAATGACTTCTATCTTTAGGTCATTCAAGGTAGATAGAATTAAGAGAATCCCTAACAGGGGCAGGAGAGCAAAGCGTGTCGTTTGAAGACCTAACTGTTGAACACCTTGACCAGGTAAACCGTGTAGTAGAAAAATATCTACAGGGATCTGAGCCAACTCAAATTTCTAAAGAACTTGCTATCCCAAGGCAGACTGTAGTCTCCTATATTAATGAGTGGCGAATGATGGCATCTGATAATGCAGCCATCCGTGCAAGGGCAAAGGAAGCTCTAGCAGGCGCTGACCAGCACTACAATAAGCTTATTCAAAAAGCATACGAAGTTATCGAAGACGCCACTACAACAGCAAACCTTAGTGCAAAAACTTCTGGTATCAAGTTGGTCCTGGACATTGAGTCTAAGCGTATCGACATGCTACAGAAGGCTGGCCTTCTTGAGAACAAAGAGCTTGCGGAAGAAATGCTTGAGATTGAAAGAAAGCAGGAAGTGCTTGTTAATATTCTTAAAGATGTTGCAGCAGAGCACCCAGAGATTCGTGACGAGATTATGCGTAGGCTATCTAGCGTAGCTAAAGACAAAGAGGTAATTACGGTAGTCCACAATGTTTGATGATTTTTTAGAAGCACTCAAGTCTGACAATTTTGAAGAGCGTCCAGTAGATGCTAAAACTTTTGTTGAGGGCGAAGACTTTTTGGGGCAGCCTCCCCTATCTGATGTGCAGTATGACATCGTAGAGGCAATGAGTCAAATCTATAAGCTCGAAGATGTTATTGAGATTATGGGTGACGCAGAAGGGAGAAGGTACTATAAAAAGTATACTAAGAACGAAGTCATTCTTCAGCTGGGCAAGGGGTCTGGTAAAGACTTTACCTCTACGGTTGCGTGTGCTTATATTGTTTATAAACTACTTTGTCTTAAGGATCCTGCACGGTATTTTGGTAAACCTGCTGGCGATGCCATTGACATCATTAACGTTGCGATCAACGCACAACAGGCGAAGAACGTATTCTTTAAAGGCTTTAAGAACAAGATTGAGAGGTCGCCTTGGTTTGCTGGAAAGTACTACCCCAAAGCAGAATCTATTGAGTTTAATAAATCTATCACTGTTTATTCAGGACACTCCGAAAGAGAGTCACACGAGGGTCTTAACCTTATTCTTGCGGTACTTGACGAGATCTCTGGATTTGCTACAGAAGTTGGAACTGGTAATGATCAGGGTAAGACGGCTGATAACATTTACAAGGCGTTCCGTGCTTCGGTAGACTCACGTTTCCCAGACCTAGGAAAGGTTGCTCTGCTATCCTTCCCACGATTCCCTGGAGACTTTATTTCTGCAAAGTATGATGCTGCAATAGCAGATAAAGAAGTTGTTACAAAGACACATACTTTTGTAATGAACCCAGACCTACCAGCAGAGCTAGATGGCAACTCCCTAACTATTGAGTGGGATGAAGACACAATCTTAAGCTACAAGTATCCTGGGGTATTTGCTTTAAAGAGACCAACCTGGGTAGTAAATCCTACAAGAAAAGTAGATGACTTTAAGCTCGCATTCTTTACAGACATGGGAGATGCCATGCAGAGATTTGCATGTATCCCAACGTTCTCCTCTGACCGATTCTTTAAGCAGGCAGAGAAGGTGCAGTCTGCAATGACAATTAGGAATCCGCTAGACTCCATCAGAAGGTTTGATGAGTCATTTCAGCCAGACCCAACAAAGACTTACTATGTACACGCTGACCTTGCACAAAAGCATGACAAGTGTGCTGTTGCAATCGCTCACGTAGATAAGTGGGTAAACATTCAGGTACTAAAAGATTATCAGCAGATTGCTCCAGTTGTAGTAGTAGATGCAGTTGCATGGTGGGAGCCAAAAACAGAAGGCCCAGTAAACCTGTCTGAGGTCAAGCAGTGGATCCAAAACTTACGCAGGCAAGGTTTTGATATCGGAATGGTATCATTTGACCGCTGGCAGTCCTTCGACATTCAGAATGAGCTAAAGGCTGTAGGAATCAGGACTGAAACAGTATCTGTTGCAAAGAAGCATTATGAGGATATGGCTATGCTTATCTATGAAGATCGACTAGCCATGCCAATGATTGATTTGCTGTACGAAGAATTGATAGAGCTTAAAATCATGAATAACAATAAGGTAGACCACCCTCGCAAAAAGTCTAAGGACCTTGCAGATGCTGTTTGTGGTGCTGTGTTTGGCGCTATCTCTCACACCCCAAGAGACCTCAACCTTGAAGTTGAGATCCATACTTTCAAGGATAGACCAAAAACTGAGGTTGATTCTCAGAACAAAAGCGTGATACAATATAGGTCCCAACCATCCAAGAAAGATGTTGAAGACTATCTGGGACAGTTTGATTTGATTTAGGAGCTAAAGTTTTGTCATCAATTGCTCTTGTATACTTCTCAAACTACTCTGGAAATACCAAAAGATTTGTGGAGAAACTAGATGGACCTATCCTTCGTATTCCTATTAAGCCTGGCGTTGACGGGGAACTTTTTATGGATCGTGAATATGTACTTTTTGTACCAACTTATGGTGGTGGCAGCGATAAGTCTTCAATCCCTAGACAGGTTAGAAAGTTCTTAAACGTTGAGCAAAACAGAAGCTTGCTGCGTGGAGTAGTAGGATTTGGAAACAAAAATTTTGGAGATCATTTCTGCAAAGCAGCAGATTTGATATCAGCAAAAACAGGAGTGCCTATTGTTGCCAGGGTAGAAATATTTGGCACAGAAGAAGATTTAACTAAAGTAAAAGAGAGGTTGGAATTACTGTATGGATAACTACAGCTACCATGAGCTAAATGCTATGCTCAATCTATATGATGCAAATGGCAAGATTCAATTCGACAAGGACAGGGCAGCTGCAAAAGCTTACTTCCTGGACCACGTCAACCAAAATACAGTGTTCTTCCACAGCCTAGAAGAGAAGCTAGAGTATCTCGTAGATAATGATTACTACGATAGAAGCATCTTGAATATGTATGACTTTGAATTTATCAAAGAGTTGTTTAAGCACACCTATTCCTATAAGTTTAGGTTTCCAACTTTTGTTGGTGCCTATAAGTTCTACACCTCCTACGCTCTAAAGACTTTTGATGGTGAGCGATACCTAGAGCGTTTTGAAGATCGTGTAGTTATGAATGGTCTTATGCTGGGTCGTGGAGACGAGCAACTGGCGAGGGATGTGGTGGACGAAATTATTACTGGTCGCTTCCAGCCTGCAACCCCAACTTTCTTGAATGCTGGCAAGGCACAGCGTGGAGAGTTTGTATCTTGCTTCCTTTTGCGTGTTGAAGACAACATGGAATCAATTGCTCGTGCAGTAACTTCTGCCCTGCAGCTATCAAAGCGTGGTGGCGGTGTAGGCTTGAATCTAACTAACGTACGTGAGCAAGGTGCACCAATCAAGAAGATTCAAAATCAGTCTTCTGGAATTATTCCAGTTATGAAGATGCTTGAGGATGCTTTTTCCTACGCCAACCAGCTAGGTGCTCGTCAGGGTGCGGGTGCGGTTTACCTAAACGCTCACCACCCAGACATCATGCGCTTTTTGGACACCAAGCGTGAGAACGCTGACGAGAAGATTCGAATCAAGACTCTAAGCCTTGGCGTGGTAATTCCTAATATCACTCTTGAGCTTGCTAAGAATGGTGACGACATGTACCTATTTTCTCCTTACGATGTTGAGAGGGTATACGGAATACCAATGTCTGACCTTTCTATTACTGAAAAGTATAAGGAAATGGTTGATGACCCACGTATTCGTAAGACTAAGATTAAGGCACGTGAACTATTTGAAAGAATTGCTGAGCTACAGTTTGAGTCAGGGTATCCTTACATTGTATATGAAGACACTGTCAATGAGTCAAATCCAATTGACGGACGCATCAACATGTCTAACCTTTGCTCAGAGATCCTCCAGGTAAATACACCAACTACCTATAACAACGACATGTCGTACAAGGATATTGGTAAGGATATTTCCTGTAATCTGGGGTCGCTAAACATTGCTAACGCCATGCAGTCACCAGACTTTGGAAAGTCTATTGAGGTAGCCATCAGGTCGCTTACAGCGGTATCTGAACTATCCTACATTGACTCCGTAATGTCTGTGGCTGAGGGTAACCGCAAGTCACGTGCTATTGGTCTAGGTCAGATGAACCTACACGGATACTTTGGAAAGGAGCTAATGCACTATGGAGACGAAGAATCAATTGACTTCACAAACATCTATTTCTACACAGTCCTCTACCATGCCCTCAAGGCAAGCAACAAGCTGGCTATCGAAACGGCATCTCCGTTCGAAGGGTTTGAGCGATCTACTTATGCGTCTGGGCAGTTCTTTGTTAAGTACATCTCTCAAGAATGGCAGCCAAAGACAGAGAAGGTTGGCAGACTATTTGCTGAAGCTGGCATTAAAATTCCAAACCAGGAAGACTGGAAAGAACTAGCACAGAGTGTTATGGCTCACGGTATCTACAACCAGAACCTCCAGGCCGTTCCTCCAACTGGATCAATTAGCTATATCAATAACAGTACTAGCTCTATTCATCCAATTGCTTCTCAGATTGAAATCCGCAAGGAAGGAAAGCTTGGTCGTGTTTACTACCCAGCACCTTACCTAACTAACGATAATCGTGAGTACTTCCAGGATGCCTATGAGATTGGACCAGAGAAAGTTATCGACGTCTACGCAGCTGCAACCCAGCACGTTGACCAGGGTCTATCACTAACACTGTTCTTCAAGGATACAGCTACGACTCGTGACGTAAACAAGGCACAGATCTATGCTTGGAAGAGCGGAATTAAAACAATTTACTACATTCGTATTAGACAAAATGCACTAGAAGGAACAGAGATGGAGGGATGCGTATCATGTCAGCTATAACAAGGCCAGTCAACTGGAATAAGGTTGAGGACCCAATTGATCTAGAAGTTTGGAATAGGCTAACCCAGAACTTCTGGCTACCTGAAAAGGTGCCAATCTCAAATGACTTGCAGTCTTGGTCTACATTGCGTGACCACGAAAAGCTGCTAACTGTTAGGGCATTCACTGGTCTAACAATGCTTGATACCATCCAAGGTACTGTGGGATCTATGAGCATTCTGCCAGATGCTAGAACACAGCACGAAGAGGCAGTGATTACAAACATTGCCTTTATGGAATCAGTTCATGCTAAGTCATACTCTAGCGTGTTTTCTACCCTGATCTCTACTCAAGAGATTGAAGAAGCTTTCCGCTGGTCAGAAGATAATCCATACCTGCAGAAGAAGGCACAGATTATTCTTGACAGGTATCGTGGTAACGACCCACTAAAGCGTAAGATTGCATCTACATTGCTAGAGTCATTCCTATTCTATAGTGGCTTCTACCTACCTATGTACTGGTCATCCCGTGCAAAGCTTACCAACACTGCTGATCTAATTAGACTTATTATTAGAGACGAAGCGGTACATGGTTACTACATTGGCTACAAGTTCCAGCTTGCGTATAATGAGCTTGACTGGAATGAGCAGAATGAGATGAAGGACTTTGCATACAGCTTGCTTATGGAGCTATACGAAAACGAGATTAAGTACACCGCTGATTTGTATGATGAGATTGGTCTTACGGCAGATGTTAAAAAGTTCTTGCACTATAATGCGAACAAGGCTTTGATGAACCTTGGGTTTGACCCACTGTTCCCGAAGGATGTTTGTGATGTAAATCCAGCCATCCTATCAGCATTGTCTCCAAATTCTGATGAGAATCACGACTTCTTCTCTGGCTCTGGCTCTAGCTATGTAATTGCTAAGCACGAAGCAACAGAGGACGAGGACTGGGATTTTTAGTTGCAATGCACTAGGGAATACTGTATAATATAAGTTTGGGCAATAAATCCAATAATAAGAGAGGAAATAATGACTTCTATTAAGAAGCTATCAATCGCTGCAGTGATCGCACTAGCAGCAGCAACACTATCTGTTCTACCATCGTCTGCAAATACTCAGACCCTGACCGTAGCAGCATCGTCTGCAACTGGAGGCACCACTTCTGCAACCGCAGTTGCTCTGCCAGTACCAGCTGACAATGTTGTATCGTCAAGTGCACTAAGCATTTCTGTTTCAGGAGTTGCTAACGGCACTACCGTTTCTGCTACTGCTACCAATGCACTACTTCTATCAACTCTAACTGGCGCTACTGCAGCTTCTGGTTCAGCAACTCTGACCGTAAATGCAAGCACTAGCGGAAGCGTAGAGCTATTTGTATTTACTAAGACTACTGCTGTAGGCTCTGTAACTGTTACTGTCGGTAACACTCAGACCACCTACTACGTAAAGGGAACCGCAGGTGATCTTGCTAAGGTTACACTTGCTGTCCCAGCTACAGGTCTAGCTGGATCAACCCAGTCTGTAGTTGTATCTGCATTTGACAAGTACAACAACGTAAAGGCTGGCGGTACTGTTAACCTAGTAATCAACACCAACGGTGTTATCACTACTGCAACAGCTACTACTACCACCTCTGGTACTGTAAGCCACGTAGTAACCTTGCCAGCAACTGGTAATGTAACCGTAACTGCATTTGCTGCTAGCTCTTCTGCTGTAGCTACTATTGCAGTATCTCAGCCACGAAACATTGAGGCAGAGCTTGGAGCAGCACTAGCTGCTGTAGCAACTCTGACCGCAGATCTAGCCACAGCAAATACTGCTAAGGCAGACCTGGACAAGATTGTTCGTAAGCTAAAGTGGCAGTACAACGTGCTTGTAAAGAAGTACAATGTTGGAAAGCCAAAGGCTCAGAAGCTTGCATTTATCAAGTAATTCTGTAAACTGATTTGGGGCATGGCTTAGGCTGTGCCCCTTTTCTTTTTATATAAACCCTCTATAATTGTACTAGAATACATTCCAGCTACCCCAACAGGAGTGATAACATTAATCGCAAAATAGGAAGAGCTTTATTGTCTACACTTGTGGCATTTATGCCACTATTTTGGGCTACCCCAGCTACTGCCAATCAGATAAGCCTACTGGAAGCTCAGCAACAACTGGTTGTGGCACAGCAAGAGCTATCTAGTGCATCTGCTGCTTTACAGGTAGCCAATAGCAGCGTTTCGGCTGCAACCATTGTTCGGGATCAAGCTCAGGCAAGCTATAGTGCTGCCCTACAAGAATGGAGTGCTTCAAGAGTTACAACTCCTGGCACCACATCTATGGCAAGCCAGAACGTTGTACTAAATGGAAACTTTAATGACGCATCAAACTGGTCAAACATCGGAATGGGATCCAACGATACGATTTTAAACTCAAACATCCCTCGTGTGTACAATGGCGTATTGATTGGTTCTTACATTTACCACTTTGTATATCAGGCTGGAAACTTCCCATCTCCAACCAGACAGGTCACATTCTCATATGACATGTCTAACAACAACACCAATGATGGAACCCGCCCACAAGCAGACAGCTATCGAGTAGAGTTTCGAACCTACAACGCTGCAGGGCAAGTATTGAACTACTATGATACTCGTAACCGTGCAGACAGTTTTCCTTGGACATTCTTTACTGCCACCTACAATCTAAGCGGTGACGCTGTCCGTTGGGATGTTGGCTTTCGCATGGCGGATAACGGATATTGGAACGGCAACTTTGCTGGCAGTATTGACAACGTATCCGTTGTAACTCAGGTGCAGACCACATCACCAGAAACATATACCTATGGAGCAACTGAGACAGCAGCCAAAGACTCTGCATCTCAGACTCTTCAGTCTGCCCAAGCGTCACTAAGCTCAGCCATTGCAGACAAGACTGCAGCCGAGACAAGATTTGCTATTGCTACCGCAGAGGTACAAAGATTGACACAGCTAGTGTATGACCTAACTCCCAGACTAGCCTCCCCAAGCAATCTAACAATAGAGACAACTGGATCTAGCATAGTGCTTTCCTGGACTGCACCAACCCCAAACCTGTCTGGAGTTACACCTGAACGATATGGCGTATTTTGGTCTACAACAAACTTTACTCAGAACGGCTGGGCAGTTGCAAGTACTACAACCTCAATAACAATTCCATTCTCGACACTATACTCTACAGCACCACAGGGAAGCACATTCCAGTTTGCTATTAGATCTGATAACGATACCCTTAGACTATACTCAGGACAGTCAAACATTGTTTCATTGGTGACGGTTGCTCCACCTTGGTGGACGGTTTCATTTAGTGAGGGAGATCTAGTTTCTATTAGTGCTCCAGCAGGATATGTATTTGCAAATGCTACAGCTTGGTATGGCTCTCCAGACAATGTGTCTTGTGGAGCTACTGTATCAGATACAGTTAGTCAGATTATTGCTGGTAATTCAAGTGCATCATTTTATGCGGATAACGGAATCTTTGGAGACCCTTGTGGCGGAGTCGTCAAGGTTTTGAGAATGATTACTCCAATAACCCCTATTGTTATTGCTCCTCCAGTTGTTGTAGAGCCTACGCCCACACCAACACCAGAACC